GATTTTGTACATGAGAAAGATACAGAAATGTCCACCATGTTGCGTGACGTTGCTGGTATTAAAGTAAAACACGAAGATTCTCAAAGTCCAGCAGTAATTGCTCGTGAGAATATGATTAAGCGTTATCAAGGAGATAAATAACTATGCCTGTTCAATCTTACAACATTAACACTCCAGACTTCCAAGTCGGCAATGTATATGGCCTGACTTACACTAACAGTGTGCGTGAAAGTTTCCGTGCTAAAGTTGCCCTGGCACAAGGTCAAGTTGTTAAACGTGGCACCACTGAGCGTGAAGTTGATCTTGGTAGTGCTGGTGCTGGCCAACAGTTTGGTATTGTTATTCGCCAGCTGACCAATGAATCGGACTTCCGCCCTAACACTGGTGCAGCCCCTTACCCTGTTGGCTCTATTGTGCCTGTTCTGCTGGAAGGCACTATCTATGTCACCACTGTTGCTGCTGCTGCTGCTGGTGGCGATGTATATGTAAACTCCACCAATGGTGCGATTACCTCTGGTGCAACTGCTGGTTATGTCAAGGCTTCGAACATGAAATTCGACTCCTCGGGTGGCGCTGGTGATATTGTTCGTGTATTCGTTACTCGTGCAATGATCAACGGTACTGCTGTTTAATTATTAAGAATAAAGGAGATTTGAATTATGGCTCGTGAAGTAAAATTGCAAGATGGTTCTGTTGCTACCCTGAATGACCACTTTGAGAAGTTGGTTGATAACGATGCACGCCTGTCGGATGGTGATGGTGTGTTCTTCCAGCGTCAACTGGAAGTAATTGAACAGACTACTTATGATGTTCTGTATCCGGATTTGGAAGCTCGTGATTGCTTCCCCACTCTGACCTTGGGCGGCGCTGGCGCAACTAGCCTCACCTATCGTTCGTATGACCGTGTTGGTAAAGCACAAGTAATTAACGCTCGTGCCACTGACCTGCCAAAATCCGATATCTCGGGTCGTGAATACTCGATCACCGTTAAGTCGGTTGGTTGTGCCTACGATTACGATATCGACGAAGTTGCATCCGCTCAAATGTCCGGTATGCCTCTGGAAGCTCGTAAAGCAATGGCTGCACGTCGTGGCTATGAAGAATATGTAAACGATGCTGTTTGGAGTGGTGATGCTACCGCTGGCTTCGTTGGTTTGTTCGCTCACCCGAACATTGCACACAACCCAGTTCCGGCTGGTGCTGCAGCTACTACCACTTGGGCTACCAAAACCCCTGATGAAATTATCAAGGACTTGAACAGTGCTTGTGGCGCAATGTATGCAGCTACCAAGAAGATTCACGCCCCGACCGAACTGTGGCTGCCTGTGTTGCAATGGAACTACATTGCTTCCACCCCACGTTCTGCAATGAGCGACACCACCATTCTTGACTTCTGGTGCAACAACAACCAGTTTGGTATTAAGAAGGGTGCTGTTAAAGCCCTGAACGCCATTGACGGCAAAGGTGATGCTGGTTCGGATTGCTTCATTGTTCTGGCGAAGACTACCCCGGAAGGTACTCAAACCGTCCGTATTCGTGAACCTCTGCCGCTTCAATTCCTGCCAGTGCAACTGCACGGTCTGGTCTATGAAGTTCCTGGCCGTGGTCGCTTCGCTGGTCTGGAAGTTACCTACCCGCGTGCTATTGATATCTGGTACGGTATCTAATAACAATGGCCTACGAAAGTGGGCCTAACCCTTTACTAATATAGGAGAACCAAAATGCAAGTTCGGAATAACACACAAGCACCAATCATGCTGAACGCTCGCACCAATGCTGGTAAAGTTACCAAGTTCGTAACAGAAACTGGTGTTGAAGTTACTAAACCTGAGACACCACAAACTGTACTCATTGCAATTCCAGCAGAAGCAACTGTTGAGATTGATGACAAACTGTGGATTCAGGCAACATCCGGCAAGACAACTGTCCGTGAAATGAAAGAGGTTACGGAGGTAATTCCGGGTGCCATCATTGACAAGAAGCCTGTCTACCGTACCTTCAACGAACCTACCGGCGTAACTCGTGAAGTCAACCTCATTGCAGAGCGTGTACGCATTGGCGACCTGACAATTGTTGAGAAGGTTAAGAGCGAAGTAACATTGGCACAAATGATTAAAGCTCTGTCTGACAAGAAACTTACTGTTAGTAAAGAGACACACACAGAAGCAGAGATTGCTGGTCTGTATGAAACTCTGTGTGCATAAATAAAGGAGAACAATATGGTTACTTTGCCAATGTTTGTAGCAAGGTTCCCTGAGTTCACTAGCATATCCCAAGGACGATTTGATATCTTCTTTGGGGATGCTGTAATTGAAATGGGTACTGATGATGGCCGCTGGATCAATGTCTACGATGTTGCTCAGGCTTATCTCATTGCCCATAATCTTTCAGTAGCTCAAGCTAGTGAAGCGGGTGACATTAACCCAATGATGCCGATTCGCAGCTCTGATGTTGACGATGTTTTGGTTGAGTATGCTGTAGCACGAGAAATTGATGGTACGTTGGATAACTACGACAGTACGATCTATGGACAGACATACTTGAAGTGGCGCAACCAAGCGTTCGCTGGTGCAAGGATGATCTACTAATGATTAGTGTTCGTCGGGCATTCAATAGACATACAACAACCAAAGTTTTAATGTGCAGTCCTATCGGCGGTTACTGGGATGCGGATAACCAATGGGTTAAGAATGCAATGGGCCCAGCCTCTTACATTCAAGCAACACCCATTCCTCATGGTGATCGTGATGAAGGTGTGTTTGGTGAACAACTGAAAGCAAACCCTGAGTTAGAAAGGCAACCGGGGTTTATGAAGTTTCACTCACGCACTGAAATGCCTATCAATAGTTTGCTAAGTGTTTATGGCATAACATACTTTGTTACGCAACACGGCAACTATAGTGCGGCAGGCTTCCACATGGTTATCGCAAGCAAGGTGCAGAACCTTGTCTTGGTAGAAGGTTATCCAACAAGCATCTACACAGAAGATGGTTCGGCATTACTTACTGAACTTGGTGTGTTAATTACACAAGAGACTGCTTCAAATCCTCTTGCAGTAAATGGGTGGTAGTATGGACTCAGACGTTCAAAAGGTTCAAAAGATAATCGACCAATGTGTCCTGAAACCACGTTACTCATACCCAATGTTTAAGAATGCACCTCGACCGCCTGTTGATGCTTATGCAGCAGTAAGGCTTATGGGTACATATTCACCCGGCTATGACCAAGTAGAGAATATCTATGACAGTGTGGCTGATGAATTTGTATTCACTACAAGAGGTTTTCGCATCCTATCCTTTGATGTTCTATTCTCTCGGGATGATGTTGATGTGGACTTCCTTAATAACAGTTTCTATCGACCTGACGTTCTAGACTTAATGAAGAAGTTGGGTATGGTACTGATTAGTAAGGGACCAATCAAAGTTAAAACCTTGGCGCTTGAATCTCAGTGGGAAGTAAGGACGGCAATTCGACTTGACTTTAATGTTATTCGAAAGCAAGAAACTCGTATACCTCGCATCGTTGAAGCTGTAGTAAATGGTGAGTTTACCGAAGGTGGGACTACACTGCCAATCGTTATTGACATGCAGTTCACACCGTAAAACAATTTTATAAGGAGGCATACATAATATGTCGTCAGTTCCAATTTCCGAGTACATTGACGTAAGCATTACGCTTGCACCTACTCCACAAGGTTTGTCGGGTTTCGGCAAGCTCTTGTTCCTGAGTAAAGAAGCAAGCGCAGGTGTTGCACCAATTCTCCCCACTGAGCGGGTTCGCCAGTATTCCAGTATCAAAGCCCTGGCTGCTGATTTCCCAGACGGTGAAATTAACAAAGCTGCAACTGTTTACTACTCTCAATCACCGAAGCCTATCTATTTCATGGTTGGCTTGATTGACGGTACTGATACATCTGCAAAAGCAACTGGTAACAACACTCCAAACTTGGCCACACTGCAAGCTATCACTGCTGGTGGTTTCACCATGACTGTTGACGGTACGTTGGTTGTTATTAGTGCTGTAAACCTGAGCGCTGTAACATCGTTTGCTCAAGCTGCATCCGCGATTCAAACCAAATTGCAAACTCAGAAACCAGGCACCCTGTGTTCGTATGATGCAAGCCTTGGTAAGTTTGTTATTACAAGCCCAACCTCCGGTGTAACTTCTACAATCACTGTAGCCTCTGCTGATGTTAGTGGCCTAGCTGCTGCTATTGGCATGTTGTCTGCCACGCTTGTACAAGGTAAGTCGGAAGAGACTCCAGAAGATGCACTCACTCAATGCGAACAATATGACAACTCGTTCTACGGTGTTGCACTTGATGCTGAGTATGAGGATGTGCAAGCATCTTATGATGCTGCTGTTTGGACTCAGGCCCGTAACAAAGTATTCTTCAACACCACCAATGATGCGGATTGCTTGACTGCCACTGCTCCAACTACCTTGGTTGGTCAGATGAAAGATGCAAGCCTCAAGCGCACAATTTCTACTTATGCACCTGTTGCTGGTAGTTATGCTGGTGTGTCTGTAGCTGGCCGTGCTTTCACCGTCAACTTCGAAGGTACTAATACTACCCTCACTTTGATGTACAAGAAGCTGCCTACAATTCCTGTTGCTAAGCTTAGCTCTAGCCAGAAGGGCCACTTGGCTTCTATCAATTGTAACGTCTTCTTGGATGCTGGTGGTAACTCCATCTACGATGAAGGTAAGATGGCTGATGGCACTTTCTTCGATACTGTTCATGGCACCGACTGGTTGCAGAATCGTATTGAGACTGATGTATTCAACCTGATGTATCGCTCGCCAACTAAGATTCCTTATACCGACACTGGTGTAAGTATGATTATCCAGAAGGTTGAGCGAGGTTTGCGTCAAGGTGTAACTAACGGCTTAATTGCTCCGGGTTATACAACTGATGGCACTTACCTTGAATTGGGTTATCGCATTGATTACATTCCTGTTAGCGATGTTAGCGATGCAGACAAAGGTAATCGCATCTACCGTGGTGTTACTTTCATTGCTGTGGGTGCTGGTGCAATCCATAAGATCACTATTACTGGCTCGTTCTCGGAATAAGGAGTAGCTAATTTATGAAGCAGTATAGCTTTTATAACGTCGATTTGTTGCTCGACGGTATTCCTGTAACCGGGTTTACGGATAACAACAGTATTATTTCTGCAGGCCGTACTAACGTGCAACACACGAAAGTAATTGGTGCTCGTGGTGAAATGTCTGTTGCAACTATTGCTGACCGCTCTGGTCGTATCGTATTCACCTTGCTGCAAACCAGTGATTACAACGCTGTTCTAAACAGTCGTGCAATCCTTTCGCAGAACACTGGCTTGAGTGGCAACCGTGCTACCTTCGACCCAATTCAAGCACTGATGAACGATAAGATGGGCTTGGCTCTTGTAACTGGTGTAAACGGTTTCATTCCTGTTATGCCTGCTATCGTTCGTGGTACTGGTATTGTTTCACTCAGTTGGACAATTGAGTTTGAGCAAATCTGGTTCACCAATGGCAAGTACGATTACGTCGGCCTGTAATTAACAGAATGTTTGCTGGGGGCAATTGGGCCCTCAGCTTAGGAGAACTATTATGGCGTGTAAACAAGAAACTCGTGAGATTCGGGGGAAGCAAGTATTTGTTCGTCAGTGGCCAGCTTCAAAGGCTATGGATATGCAAATCAACCTGTTGACCACTATGGGTGATGATTGTTTGGGTTTTGTATTAGGTGACTGGACTTTCGCTAACCTCATGTTCATTTTGCAACGTGTAGAGCGGCCAGTGTTCCTTGCTTTGGTTAAAGAATGTATTTGTGCAGCACGCATTGATGGTGTTGAGATTAGTGCAACTAACTTCGATGTGGAGTTTAGTGGTGACTTGATGTTCATCTATGACCTGTTCTCATTCGTACTGGAGGTAAACTTCAAGGATTTTTTCGCAGAAGGTCTAGCAAGAATGGAAGCAATCAAGAAAGCGTAGTAGAGGAAGTTGTATCTATTACGACGAATGCTGATGGGAGTTTCACATATAACACTGAGGCCGATTTGAAAACAGGCCCAACACTTGCTGAACTATTCCCGAATGTTAATTACTTTCTTCATCGTCCATTGATTGCTAACCCTCCAATGTGTACTTTGAAAGAACTTCAAGATTACACATACAGCATCGACGATTTATTTCTTATGCACGAATTGATAGACCTTAAAGAACATATTAGTTGAGGGCATGACAATGGATGAAAAAGAGTTACCGGCAGTTACAGAATATGGTGTGTTCAACGTAGAAAAGCCTGTGCTGAAATTGGGCAAACGCTCTAAACCAACTGTGACGGTTACTCGCTCCAATGGTGAGTATAAAGCCCCTGAGCAATCTATGGTGTCAGAAACAGTTGATGCGAATAGTGCAGCTCAAAAGAAGAAAGACAAAGCAATGCGTCGGAAGCAGCTTGCTTACTTCATGGCGAAAGCCACTGGTGGTGATGCAAAGGCTTTTGAAAAGGTTATCGCAAGTGAAGACTGGGATGATCTTGATGTACAAGAAATGTTGTTGGAAGATCGCTTTGCAAGGTTTCGTGAAGTGCCCTTGGTATCAACGAACGAATTAGTGAAAGCGAAGGTTGCGCAAACAAATAAGAATGCGACAACAAGAAAGCTGGAACAGATTCAAGAGAAACGAGAGTTTATCGGAAAACAAACTGGTGCAATAACCAGCGACTTTGAAGAAACTACAAACCTCATTACTCCAGAAACTGTAGTGGCTGGAAAGATTAGGGCAGCAGGTTTGGAAAACGAACTTGCAGCAGTGCTTACAAAGTATGACCAATATCAATCTATGTCTCCACTTGAGCGTGCCAAATCTTTCAGCAATGAGGAATTGGCAATCTACAAGAATCTTATTAAGTCTGGCCTAACTCCGTCGATGTTGACTGGTAAAAAGGCTGTACTTGACTTTGGTGATAATGGTGGAACCTTTGATGTTGAGAAAGAGGATATTGAGCAACTATCGGAAGTTAGTTATGCACAGGACTTCACCTCACCCCATCAAGCACTTGCATCTATCCTCGGTGCATTCAATAAGCAGGAGGGTTCTTATGATGTAATCCCACTGACCAAGGACGCATCACCAACTTTCTATGAGGAAGAATTCAAACTCAAAGCACCTGTGAAGGTTCCTGAGTATATGAAGGTGGCTAACACACTTCAAGGTTTGACGCCGCAACAGCAACAAACAGAAGTGTTGGGTTTGCCAGATGAAGCAAACGTCCAACAATACTTTGACAATCTTGCTGAGCAATACATTGATCCACAACAACTGGAATACATGACACCAGCGGAAAAGAGCAAGGCTATTCGTCTTCTCTCCATGCAGCTGAGTAAAATGCTTCCAAAGAAACTGAAAGAAGTTTCTGTAGCTAACGCAACAAACATTCAACGTAACGAAGAGTTGTTTGCAAAGATTTCTGTTGAGCTTGGTACAGAGGAAGCTGTACGTTTAGCCAATGAGGGTAAAGCTGGATTTACTGCACCTGTTGCAGCTTACACAGCATATCCAAGCCCTCATGAACTTGTTGGATCATTAAACAGTAGTAAGCTCCGAGAGTTTGCCTCTGGTGTTATCAAGCGTGGTATGACTTCTGCTGGTCGCTGGACAGATGACCCTGAGCAAGCAGATACACTTTCTACACTCATTGGTTATGGTACGAAGAATATTGCGTACAGTCGCTTTGAAGATCAAGACGATGAATACCAACGTGCAACTGTTAAACGTGCTGCACTTACAGAACTACCTAAACAACTTGGTAGAATCTTTGGTATTAGTGACTCTGATGTAGGAAGGCAGTCTTGGGGTGGTGGCATTTCCCTAAACTACGATCACATTGAAACTTCACTTGAGGAACAACTTGAAGATCAATCCAAGTTTAATGCACCACAACTAGATCGCTATGCTCGTGACGAACTTGCACGCACTGTAGATGTGTTCTTTCAACCGGCTGGGGATTTGTCTGCTGATTATGTTGACAACAACCTAACACAAATCGACGAATACCGGGAATTGCAGGACGCAGAAGCCCTACTAATGGACGCAGACGGCCCAACGGGCGCCACTGCGGGTGATGCGGGTGTAGGTGACACTAACGTAGCGGGTGAGGGCGAGGGACGCGCATACGTCGAGCCAAGCGGTTTGGAGCAGCTTACCCGCGAAGGCCCGGAGGTTGACGACTCGTTTGCACGGGCAGCGCCCAGCGTTGATATGGCAGCCTCAGAGGGCGTCAGGGAAGGCGCAGCCACCAACCAGCGTGCATCCCATGGGGACAACCTTGGAACGTCACACGCGACGACACAGGCCACCCACGGCAGCCGTTTAGGGCAGTCTCTGGCAGCTCGTGAAGCACGCGAGGAAAGGCTTGCTGGTGCAAGAAGTATTTACCAAAGTCAAAACCCAAACATCTCAATTAGCAATGCACCACAAGGTAGTCAAGAGTGGCTTGATAAAAGAAAGCTTCTAGCCACTGCTGCTGATGCTAAGCGCATGGTTACAAGTGATCGAGCTCGCAATACCTTTGTTGGCGAGAAGTCGATGGAGAACTGGGGATTAACCACAACTCAGCCATATCCCAGTGAAGATATCGAACGTGGCAAACGTATGGAAAGTTCTATTCGACGAGAGTATGAACGCCAGACGAACACAGAAGTTCTTGAACTGGGTTTGCTTGAGAACAAAGGTTTCCCCGGTGGTGCCTCTCTTGATGGACTTGTTACACAAGATGGCAAGCCTATGCGTAAAGGTGTTGAGTTTAAAGCACCACGAGAGTTTCGTGACTTTGCACAATACCACGATCAAGTTCAAATGCAGATGGCAGTTGGTAATCTTGATTCTGTAGACATTATGCAGGGTGTTGAAGTGGATGGTAAACTTCGCACACAAATGCAAACAGTCAACGCTGATATGGAATGGCGCAAACGCAATCAAGGTAAGATACAGCAAGCTCAAGATAGTATTGAGCGTAACGCTGGAATGACTCAAGCTGAGTTCCTTGCCGCTAATGCTGCAATGGCTGCTGACAAATCTGGTAAGTATGGTTTCCTTGTTAGTGCAAGCAAGACTGAAGTTGAAGAGGCACTTGATGGTAAGAAACTTCAAGATGCACAACAACGTGAAGGTATGGCTTTTGCTCGCACTTGGAACCAAGCACATAAAGAGAATGCTCGACGTGATGCTGCCGGTGGTGGTGATGGTGGTGACGGAACTGGTGATGGCTATGAAGCCAATGGTGGTAAGAAAAGTTGGCTGACTACAGCTTATGAAACCGTCAAAGATGTTACACAGATGGTGGATAAGAAGTCACAAGAACTTGCTGGTGCTTTCCGTGAAGATATTGGACAAGCATTGGATTACGGTGTAAACCCAGGGACATTCCTTGGTAATAACATCGCACTTCGTGGTGTTATGTCTGATCGTGATGCTCGTTCTGCTACTTTGTCTGGTGCACAACGTGCTGGACAAATGGGTTTAGGGAACTATGGCCCAGCTGTATCTCAACTGTCTGGTTCATTGGGTCTGCTAGACTTGTCAGAAATGCAAGAACTTGCATCCAACCCAACAGAGGCCATCCGTAGGATTTCAGAACGAGCTGATGCAATGGGGCTTGACTCGTATACGAAAGCTGAGGCACTCAGGGTGCTGGGTTACTCTGGCTCTGGTACAATGGCTAATCTATCTGACAAAGATCAACGTAGGATTGTTTCACAAGCCGCCGATCGTGCAACTGCGGATATGAGAACATACGCTGAAAGTAATGCGGTTGTAAACTTTGGTGCAGAAGCTGTACATGTTAGAAGTGCCGCGGCAGCCGCCGCAAACTATGGGATATCCCAAGAGGGTGCAGGCTGGGCTCAGAAGCAACTTGACACCATTAAGAATCCTGCTGGAATAATTGGCAAGGGTATTGATGAAACAATAGGTGAACTTATTGGTGCAGACAACTTCCAACGTGGTGGTGACAAAGGTGAAACATACTCAGGACAGGTTGATCGCTCTGGTGCAAAAGATGTAAACATCCATGTAACAGTAGAGGCATCTGGCGTGAGTGTAACAACTCAATCAGGGGATAAGGTGCAGAAGACGCAATCTGCATATTCTCATTCAACAAACGAGTAAAGAAGATAGGAGGTACATTTAATGTGGCAACGTAAGATTGATTTAAAGATCACCAACAAAGACACAGGAGCTGTTCTCCTATCTACATCCGAAAACAGAATTGACTTTGTTTATCAAGGCAACTTGAGTTGGATGGCAGATACGTTGAAGTTGGATGTTTATAACTTAGCACCTGAAACATTGAAGATGCTTTTGGATACAAAGCGCCGTGCTATTAAAGTTGATGTTGGGTACAAGGATGAACCAGCAACAATGTCCACAATGCTGAATGGGTATGTTGTGAACGTGGCTGGCCGAAAGGCTACACCAAACCACATAACCTCAATTTGGTGTATTCCATTTTCTGCGCAAACAATGAGTATGAACGCAGGCTTAAATGGTTTGGTATATGAGAATGGAACTCTCAAAGGTTTGATTCAAGCAATCTCTAAACAGGCTGGATATGTTTCTGAACCACGCTTCTTTGGTATGGATGATGATGTTCTATCAACACCAGTACCTAGTTACACTATGCGTGGTTCTGTTAATCACTCATTGGCTGAGCTTGGTGAGCAATTCCGTTTCTATGTCCGTGGTACAAACAGTGATGTACAGATTGTGAGTATGATGAACTCGGCTGCTACAGTAGAGAAGATCAAGAACAGTCAAATCAGTTTGCACAAGTTGTCCATAGATAAATTGAAGGGCACACCGCAAGCAACTGTTGCAAAGATTGACCTGACAGTAAACCTAAATACTGCAATTGATTGCGGTGACATTATTGATGTTTCGGCTTTCTTGGGTGCGAGGACAAACGATCCAAATCGGCCACCAGCTGATGCAGTTATCTCCGTAAACAATGCTGACTCAGTATTGTTCAGGAGTGATACACTTTGGTCGCACACAGTGTTTCCAGAGTATCTTGTGTTGTATACTCAACATGTTGGAAGTAACTACGCAGCAGCTTGGGAAACTCGCATCACTGGGGTTCAGTTTAACAGTGGCCTTGTTGGCGATCATGAAGTAAGCGGTAATGGCGTAGGTCCAGGAACTTGGGATTTGGATGTTGGTAAAGAGGCAAACAAACCCAAAGGCTTTCCTACTGTACGTCAATCCATTCATGCCTCCAATACACTAACAGAACGTGAGGCCAAAGCATTGAGCACAGTGCAACTCACACCACAACAGAATGATGCTATTGATAGTGTTGCTCGTGGTGACACAAAGAAGGGTAACTTCCTCCGTGATAAGTTGATTATCGAAAACCGTGGTCACGACCGTGTTCGCAATGTGGAATCTAAAGCTGGTGCTGCTGGTCCGTATCAAATTATGCCGGAGACTGGAAGAAACTTGGGTATGACTATTAACGACCAACAAGATGATCGGATGGATTTCGCTAAGTCTACCGCTGCTGCTGGTAAGTTGTATGATGAGTTGAACAAGCGGTATGATGGAAACCTAGACGCCATGAATGCAAATTATAATGGTGGGAATCTAGCAGCGTCTCAAGTTTTGGCAGGCGAGAAAACAAACAAAGAGACAGAGGACTATATGCGCATGGCCAGAAATCTTGACGCACAACGAGGGGAGCAGTAATGGCATTTAGGAAATCAATAATCTTATGGTCTAAAGATACAAAGGTCACAGAGAATTATATTGTGGCTGATAACACCAAGGTATTGCTGCCCGGTGCCAATCCCCCAACTGTAACAGCCGGTGAAGTGCCGCAAGAGTCTACAGAAACATCGTATGATTACCTAGCACTTGATTGTGTTATTAGTGAGAGCCATGCCTTCTCTAATGAGGTAACAGCGTATCCAATTAGTAGTGGTTTTCTAATCAGCGAGCACACTATTAAGAAGAATAAGATGTTCAGCTTGACTGGCATGATTACCAACGTAAATATGTTTGATGGGGATTTCCTCAGCATTACTAACGTAGGTAAAGTTGCTGGTGCGATGGTGAGTCGAGTTATCGGGCCAGTGCTTGGTAGTTTGTTGGGTAGTGCTGCACATGCTATGGATCCATCTGGAATAACAAAGAGTCCAATTGAGGAGAAGTTTAAACAACTCCAAGACCTAGTTACAAATGGGACTATTGTTCATGTTGCAACAATCCTTGGTACATATGAGGGTTGCGTACTCCGTGAAGTACGTATCAATCAAGACAGCACAACTTCATCGGTTCTTCCAGTGTCTCTCACATTTGAGCAGCTTCGTGTGATTCAACCTGATGGCCGTATTGGGTTCAATGTTCCAGATGACCAGAAGCAAGCAATGAAACAAAACACACCAACAGACACTGAGACAATGGTTAAGGTGTTGAAACAATCTGGTGTTGGCGTTATCGCGGGGTATGTGTTATGAGTTATCAAATTCCACTCTCGAATAAGGCTGGCATCATTGTAGACTTTCAAGGTTCTGTTCGTTTCTCTGCTTGTCGTTGGAACAACATCATGCGCTGTTGGGTGACAGACTTCTCATGGAATAATGTAACTGTGCTTAGTTTAGCACTTCGATCAGGTACGAACATTCTTAAACAGTATGGCGTACCTTTTAATATTTATGTGGTGAACATGGCTTCACCAACATTGGACCCAGGCAACTTCTCAACATTGACTGCATATATTGTTGAGGCTACTGACTTGGCATAGGAGGTATTGTGGCAGAATGGAAACCGATCTTTACCTCTTATCCGGGTAAGATCATTGAGTTTGATCCAGTAAAGCAAGTTGCAAAAGTTGAAATAGCTCGTGAGCAGTATCACAACTCATTAGACTCTTTGTATGAGGAATATGATTTCCCTATACTACAAGATGTACCTGTACAATTTCCAAGTGGTGGTGGGTATTCTTTGACGTTCCCAGTCAATGCTGGAGACAACTGCTTGTTGATGTTTTGTGATAAAGGGTATAGTCATTGGCTGTATGGTGGTAAAAATAAGATCGGTAAATTCTCCTCCGGCTTGCCGAAGAATGAATACTTCCGTCGATACAACATCAATGATGCTGTGGCTTTAGTTGGGTACAACCCCATACCTGAGGCCATCACAAGTTTCAATTCCACCTCACCTGAACTGCGAAATAGTGATCGTACTCAGCGCATAACCTTGGTGAGTGATGGGAACATTGAAGTAGTTGCTGTATCAAACCTACACATAACTGCCCCAACTTCAACAATTGATAGCAACGTTACGATAAATGGTACACTACATGTGACTGGCAAGATTACTTCTGATGATGATGTTGTGGCGGGTACTATCTCGCTCAAGACACACAGAACTTCTGGCGTTGTTCCGGGTAGTGGTATCTCAAGCGTACCTGTTGTGTAGGAGTTTATATGGCTAACAATTTAAAGCTCGATGGTGCCACACATGATATTATTATCGGTCGTGGTGCTACCCGAGTGGAGGGGCTTGAGTATACAGCCCAACTTGTTAAGTGCCGGCTGTTGGCTGTACTTAATGAGTGGTACGCCGACCCAAACATTGGCTTACCTTGGTTTACAGATATTATGGTTAAGGCACCAGACCTGGGTTTGATCGAGGGCTTGATCTTAACCAGTATCCGCGGTACACCACATGTGCAAGATGTAACAAGTATCGACCTTAATCTGAATCATGGTACGCGAATGTTGTCTGTAACATTTGAGGCTATTTCAGATTGGGGCATCATTAACAGTTCAGTATCTTTAGGAGGTAACTAATGGCTGGAGTAACAGAACAAGGTTTTACAGTTAAGTCAGCTGCCGAGATTACTGCTGATTTGGATGCCAAGTTTGTTGGTACATTTGGTTCGCAGTTTGATACATCGGCTGAAAGTCCTGATGGGCAATTGATTGGTGTTGTGGCAAAATTACTGGAAGATGTTTGGCAACAAGCAGAGGGTGCTTATAATGCGTACAGTCCGTCGAATGCCTACGGAGTTGGTTTGGATAAAGTTGCAGAAATCAACGGCATTACTCGGATTACTAATCTTCCTACAAGTGTTGCAATTACTTTCTCTGGCACTGCCGGTACAGTAGTTCCTGCTGGGTATATTGTTAAGACGGTTGATGGTTTGGAGTTTGCCACTGTTGCTGTTGCTGTTATTCCAGCAATCGTAACTGCTAAGTGTACAACGCAAGGGGCCATTAGGATTCTTGCAAACGAAGTGCATGTACTGACAACTGCAATTGCAGGGTTGACTGGTGCAACAAACCTTGAGCCAGGCATCACTGGCATCGTTCGAGAAGAAGACCCAGCATTCCGAGCACGTCGTGAGAACTCAACTATCAGTCGTGGTACGTCAAGTATTGATGCTATCTACGAAGGTGTTAAGAGTTTGAACCTGCCGTATATTGCAATTATAGAGAATACAACATCGGCAACAGTTGATGGTGTTCCTGCAAACAGTTTCTTGGTTGTAGTTGAAGGTGGTACACCAGCAGAAGTTTCACAAGTGATTTATGATAACAAGCCACAAGGGATTACTTCCTATGGCAGCATCGTCACTGTGGTCAATGACAGCAAAGGTTATCCACACAACATCGGCATAAGCCGTCCAACACCAATTGATATTAGTGTGACAACATCCATTACAAACCTCCCCGGAGCCAGTGTGGATTCTGCAACATTGGTTAAAGCAGCAATTGTTGATTATGTAAACAACCTGAATATTTCAGAGGATGTTTACTGGTCTTATTTCTTCTCTGCCATTCTAGAGGTAGTTCCAAACATTAAGATCAACTCATTGCAAATCAAGTTTACAGTGGGTGGTACTTTCGGTACAACAGATTTGGTCCTCACACCTCAGCAACGTGCACGCACTGATGCGAGCAAGGTGGTGGTAAGTGTCGTTTAACAGCGCCGACTTTAGCCCACTTCCACCCTCGCAAACAATTCAATTTGATGTTCCAACTGAGCAAGTTGAAGGTATACTTCTCAGTGAGTATAGCAACTCACCAAACCTGATTAACTACATTAAGATCATCACATCTGAGGTAGATGAAATTAGTAAAGCAATTCAGGATACAATCAACCTTCGATATCTTGCTGATGCCACAGGTAAACAGCTTGATGTTATTGGTGAGATTGTTGGAATAAGTCGAATCTTTTACGGTGCTGCTGCTTTGGGTTACTTCGGTTTCTACGATGATCCACAAGCTGCATACCCATCTATTGGCAGTGCTACAGATACAACAGTTGGTGGTGTTTATAAATCCATTACTGATCCAGACTCTGCGGATTACGTCATGGATGATGTTACTTATCGTAAAGCAATTTACGCTAAGATTTTGAAGAACATGACAAACTGTTGTATTGAGGATGTTTTGCTGTTTATTGATTTGATGGTTGGGTTTGATTGTGACACTCAAATCACTGAGACACATTGCAACGTGGCTATCTATGTGCATGAGGATTTAACACAGCTGCAACGTATCTCATTAAGTCTAGTGCTGGATGGTGTACGGCCTGCTGGTGTTGCAATGACATTGCGAGATAATCGTGGTTTCATTGATATCATTAAGGGGCATAAGTATGACTAACAGATTTCCATATGATAGACATTGGGGCAGCGATGGTGCTGCATTTGTTGTAGACCCTGAAACAGATGCAACACATCCAAGTGGACAGGGTGGTGCAGGTAAAACTGCTAAAGGTTGGGTGATTGAATCTGAACCTGAGGAATGGGAAAACTACAATATCAAGCTTCGTGCTGATAGAGAGCTTTCCAGTTTGCAGGGTGGTGTTCTGCCTTGGGATGCTGAAGTTACTTACAAGCTTGGTGCCATTACAAGGAGCGCTGGAATCCTGTATGTGTCACTTAAAGCAGGCAACTTAAACAATACTCCACCACCTTCAACACCAACAGCTTGGTGGTCAGAGATTAAGTTTAAAACAGCTGCTGATTACACAAGTATTGTTGCAGCAATGGTAAGTTCGCGAACAAGCCATACAACACCCGGTGTAATTGCACATGGTGAAACCATTGGTCAAATTGGTGGCAGCACTAAAGCTTACATTGATAATGCCCTAGCAACTGTAGATGGCACACGTTCATCACACGCATTGCGAACAGACAATCCACATGTTGATACAGCTATTAACATTGGTACCCTACCTACTTCTGGTGGTGACTTTACTGGTCGCGTCAACTACACAGATGGTGTGGTTGTTGGAACTAACAATGAGTTGATGCAGAACAGTACAACATTTGTAAGCTTTAAGAGTAATGCTGGTGCAATTGGTATTGGTATTGGTGATTATCAGGATGGTGGCAGATGGCAAAACATATTCACTGCTGCAAGTTTTCCAGTGTTGAATGCCATCTACCACAACAAGTTTGTAATGCCAACACCTGATCTACATTTACCATTGATGAACAATCTACTCCCGGTTAACTCTGTTGGTAGTGTTGTGTTCACACGTGCTGCAACACTTGCATACACTGATCGCTCAAACACTGCACAGACAGCTGCTGTAAACACTCCAGCTTTTGAATTATTGGGTATGAAGTTAGCAGCTGGTCAGTCTGCCATTATAACAGCATCAGGATTGATTGGTAGTACTGAGGGCTGTATCTCATACACTTTGAATGGTGCAGTTGTTGTACAAGATATTCACTTCACCAATAATGACTTGATATCGTATGTTGGAACAACTGGCAATGTTAAAAACTTTCGTGTGTGGTCACAGCGACTTACACCAAGACAGAAACTTCGCATTCCAAAATAAGGAGAAGATATGAGTGCACTAAAATTAGGGCGCATTTGGGCATCTGCCCCGTTAAGCCCAAACATTGATCCGGGTGCAGCTAAATATAACTTAGGTTGGGTTGCAGAGATTCCTGTTTTCCAAATGCTGAATTATATTAACAACCGGTATGACACAAACATTGTATCTCTGGCACAACGTGGTGTATTTGAATGGGGCAATGATATTGCTTACCTGAATAGTTCACTTGTGTGGGATGAAGCAGATGGGTTTATTTATGTTTCAAAAACAGCAAACCCAAGTACTGCAACACGTCCGGGTTTGAATGCTGCACAATGGGATAAGTCTGCTGTTCAAATCTCACGTAAACAGTATGATGATGCTGTATTGGCTTGGAACAACCACATGGCTAACACATCAAATCCTCATGCACTTACAACTGAGATTTTAGATACATATACCAAGGCAGTTATTGATAGCAAGGTGAGTACAAACAACTCCAACATCAATACGCACATTGCTAACCATTCAAATCCTCATGCAGTAACAGCAACTCAAGCTGGTGCTGTACCTGTTACAGGTGGTAATTACACTGGCCTTGTTCGGCATTTGTTTGCATCTACAGGTATTGGTGCTAGTGCATTAGCTTGCTCATTGCTTGCTGATGCCACTGGGGCATTCCTTGCAAAAGGTGCTAATGCAAAACTTGGTATTGATAACTTGTTCAAGCCTGTGTTTATCAATGATGCAGCTGTTAAATCTCAGTTGTTGCTTGATAGTAACTATATTTCAGCACGTGAAGCAGTTGAGGCCAGCTATGTAGTACCTACGCCAGATTGTCAAGTTGACTTTCGGAATGGTATTAGTATGTTATATGGTGCGGGTGCAGTTGCATTTACCGGCCCTGCTGGTAGTCGTGGTTACACAGACAAATCTGGTATTGCACAAACAGCGGCAGTTAACTCCCCAAGACTTACAGCGCAAGGTATGTTGTTAAATGGTGCGACAGATGTAGAAGTGTGTACAGTTCCAACTGCGAATAACATACAAGGTGCAACTTCGTTTACATACTGTTTACATGTAGCCATACCAGCAACAAGTGGACAACAGTTGTTGCTGGTACCTCATACATCGGTCAGTAGTATGTTATTTGTATATGGTGCAAACCTCCTGTACAGGTCAGTGGCGGCTGGTGTAGAAGCTGATTATACAGTTATGCCAGCAGTTTCTGCGGGTGCGCGTTATACAGTAGTGTCAGATGCAGCTGCAAATAAGACTTATATCTATGTGGACGGTGTATTAAAACTTACTGTGAACTCTAAGCAAGATGTTGTAAGCGCAGGTAATACTACACTCTCGACAAACTGCTGCTGCATGGGCTAGTAGGTACCTGCAAAGTTTCAGGACTTGGCTTTATGCACTTACACCACAACAAGTTTCAAATCTCTAGGAGGACTAAATGTCTGATCCCGTAGTATTACTTTCAACAGGTGATGTAGTTGGCCCTGCTGGGGGTGTAACAGATAATTCAATGGTGCTGTTTAGCGGCACCAGTGGTAAATTGATTAAAGGTAACAATGCTGTAGTAACTGCTGCTGGTTTGGCACTACTTGATGATGTTAACGCAGCTGCCCAAAGAGTTACACTTGGTTTGGGTACAGCAGCTACTGCTACGCTTACAACAAGTGCCACAGACGGCACAGCCGGGCGTGTA